CTCACTCATAGTAAATTGTGCTTCCGTTTGAGTTTAACTCAGGTCTTTTTGCCCGTGATGCAGAAGCAGCCTTTGGTGCTGGCTTTGCTGTGGGCTTTGCGACGGGCTTTGCGACGGGCTTTGGAGCCGCCTTTGGAGCACGTGTCTCCTTAGTCGAGGATCTTTTCGATTTTGTAGACGAAGATTTTGTTGACTTTGATTTTTCTGCCATTGTTTTCTCCTTTGAGCAGCTTTTTGATTGTATCCCTCATGTGAGAGATATTAAAATCACTAGTTAGCTGCTGTATCAACGAATGTCAGAGTTCCACTGGCAGACAGTGCGTGATACTGGAATCCATCACACATCAAGGATACTGCGCAGCCTGCAGAAGCGGACAGCTTAAGCTCACCACCTGAAGTCTTAGGATTGGCCTGGGCGTCTGTGGCTCCGGCATGCATTGTGCCTGAGACCCCTGTTGGATTCATGCAAAATAGCTTTCCATCACCACCGATGGCACCTGGTGCTTCGTCCAGGCCTGAACCTGTTAAACAGTGAGACTGATCATGTGTCACCGTGCGGAAAACCCAGAGAGAACCGGGCACTGTTGACGCTGCTGGTAATGTACCTGTGATGGTTGCAGTTGCTGTAAATGTGTAAACACCGCCACGAGATAATGTTGTGTTAGCTGTTAGATCAGTGACATCATAGCTGACTGACTTCTTAAACTTACTCTCAATATCTACGCCTGTTCCTGTCTCCTGAACAAGTCCCTTATTATCTGTTACCTTAATTTTTGGCATAATCATTCTCCTTTGTCCGCATGATTCCGATTCACCGGCGGGGTCGGTTGATTATAAGAATCGGGCCTGTCTATATCTATCACGTAAAGACTTTATTTGCACTGATAGAGAGCATTTTATCATTCATGTCGCAAAAGAGTAGCCAAACCTTGATATCACATCCCTAAATGCCATTTTGACCTGGATTTTACTCCAGTCGCTATAGTAATCTGTATAATGAATTTTTGATTTTCTCTGATTGCCCTTTAAGTGAGGTAGAGTCTCTTTCGGTAAGCCTATCACATCACAGAGCTTTTCATAATCTTTATGCAATGTCTCATATCTCATGATAATATCAGCATTATCATAGAATTCACACGTCGATCTACTCAACCAGTCAATGACTCTATGAAATCCCTCATCTCCTCTTGGACCGGTATTAAAATGCCCAACAGCCTCTATAAATTGCTCAAATTTTGTACTCAAGACCTCAGCACTATCCTCCTCTCTGGGTGCGATTTTAGAAAATTCATTTATACTATCTTCACTCACATCATAGCATTTTGATATCACACTGTTTGTTGGTGAGTAAAAACACCACCAAAAATATGAAACTGTCATCTCCCATGGGTTTCTAGCAATCGTAAATTTAAAGTAATCGTCCCAAGTGCTATCTGTCATTGAATACAGCAACTGAGGAGATGTGTGCATATGAAAGATGGGATTTCCTCTTTCATCAAAGTTATTACGACTCACATAGTCAAACTGTTGTCTCTCATCATCTATATCAGATCCAGTTAGAACATCCTCTTCACCGCAGTGCTTTGCAAGACATGCTTCTACACTGGATCCTGCAACCTTGAGCGGTTTGAAAAATATGAATTTTTTAGAGTGTGAAATAATCATAAACTATTGTTAATAGATTAACACAGCTCGTAAAAGCAAAAAGGGCGGCCACGAGGGCCGCCCTTAAAATTTATTCAGTTAATTCAATTAACTAAATGATATCCATGTCCAAGCAAGTAACCGTGCCGTAGAAGTCAGCGCGAACCATCTTCTTGCCGTATCGGGTCATCACGCCCTTGCGGGGTGTGAAATCCTCTGGCGCGAAGATCGTCGGTGTGACGATTAGCGGAACGTACGGAGCGTAGACATAACCTGTTTCTAGGTAGCTGCCACCCTTATAGCCGACCAGGACCTTATTCCGTGGGAAGTACGGATCCTTGTAGACCGTAAAACGGTTACTCAGTGAACCAACAGGGGTTGCACCCAGTGTGAATGGGTTTCCTGCTTGTCCGTCACCGTCGAGGCTATAATTGGGCTTATAAAGCACCGAAGCCTCGAAGACTGTTGCAACATCAGGAGAGCAGACAACGAAGTTCGCTGAGCCACGAAGTGTCTTTCTGTGGATCTCATTTGCGACGTCGATGATTGTCTCTACAAGTGTCTCGTACCACTCACGGACTGTACCTGTGAATGCCGGGCCGCCAGAGAGTGTGCTAGACTTAGTGGCTTCTGCACCGCTCTTCTTATTGACGAACTTACCGGGTGAACGTGACCAGTAGTAGTTAGCACCAGCTGCCTGGACCAGAAGGTCGTTGAGGATCTCACGATCGATCTCAAGAGCAACCTGCTCAGAGAGAATCTGTGTGAGCTCAACCTCTGCATCCAATGAGTGGTATGCGTTGAGGTCCTGTGCCAGCTCTGGTGACCAGCGAGCGCGTAGCTTACGGGTCTGTGCTGTTACAGCAATCGACTCGATCTTGATATCGATCTCGGGGATTCTGGGGGACGGTGAACTTGCAAAGTCCGACTCGAAAGAAGGAATTGTAAGTGCCGAACCATCAGATGAATCCACGTCTAGACCAGCCTGTAGTGCGTACGAAGCTGTCAGGTTTGCCACACCGGCTGGGAACGCCTTATGTGATCCTGTGACAACAACCAGAAGTGCAGCATTAACAGCAGTTCTCGATACAAGTGGGTTAGAGGTGAATACGCCGCCGGCGAATGTACCGATCTGGTTCAGACGACGAACGTTAACGATGTTCTTACCGCCCTGAATTGACTCAGGGACAGCAGCGAGACCCATACCGCCTTGTGCTTGATTAGCACCCATATCAGCATCTGAGTACAGTGAAACGTCCTTGACGAGCGATGTGTCCATGTTCGCGAAGTTTGAGGACGCGAGATCAAGAATGACCAACTGGAATTCACCTGTTGTGTTCCCGTTGTTACCAACATCATCATCAATTAGCTTCAGAACCTGTGGATCGAACTGTAGAAGACGTCCGTCTGTACCTGTAGCAGCACATTTTCGTCCGTCCTGCAGTGTGGTATTGCCCTGGAAGGCTCCTGATGCTAGGATATTACCTGTCGTGCAGATAATAGAAGAACTATGCACCTTGGTATATGTGCTTCCAGCTAGATCATACTGACCACCAGTTGCTAGAGAACCACTTTGAACTCCCTTGCCTGTCGGTGTGTTGTAGATCGATTGACCCTTAGAGTAGGTTTGTGCATCAGCACCTGTATTTGCAGCACCCGTTTGGAGGTTAGTATCACCACCAACACGTGTTCCATACGTGTAATCCAGATAGAAGAGCAGTCCTGAGGGAAGGCTCATCGGCTGAATTGAAACCAGCTCGTTTGATACGAGTCCACCGAATACCCGACGAACGATCGGGAATGCGATATTTGTGAATCCACGGACATCTCCAGAGCTTGCCAGATTGCCGCCACCTGTTGATAGGGAGTTTTGCTCCCTCAGTAGCTGTGCTGCCTGGTTCTCTAGGAGCCGTGACATGATCTCTCGACTGTGATCTTTGAGACCTCGAAGAAGACCCGTTCGGGACCACTTCTCAACTAATCGCTGGCCTTCAGCACCGACGTTTCTCTGTCGGATACCTTCAGTCAGCTGATCAAGTGTAAATGATTTTGCCATTGTTTATGTTTCCTTTTAAGCAGTTGTTTTGGTTTATATTTACTTTACTTTAATCCGGCTAGCTCAGCCCAACGATTCACCTCAGCTGCCTCGGATGTTTGAGCAGAAGCTCTCCGGGTGGCACGTGATGATGAACCAAGGGTCCTGCGAACCGCTGATTCTGACAGATTTTTCGGCTTGTCTTTCGAAAATGACTCTATCAGGCTCTTGTATAACAACTTTACCTCTCTTAAGCTTCTAGCACTGTCCAGCGATTCAATAATTGATTTACGCTGAGTCGCAGAAACGTTTTTATTCTGCAAAAGCTTATTAACGTAGAGTAGTTTAGAGTTAAACAAGTTTAGGTCTGTCAACTGCTCACGAAGTGTTTCAACAGCACTTCTGTATTCATTGAGCTTATTTTGAAGGGCTCGATTTTTTCTGCCCGAGGTGTTGAGATTCCGCTTTAATCTGCGCATCTCCTTTAAAACATTAATATCTGTATCCTTGAAGGCTAGGGCATCCTTGCCCGCCTTTCCGCCACCGAAGTGGTGGGCCATCGCCTTGGCCTCGCCCT